GATCGGCTTACACGGCAGCGAAGTATCTCATCGAAGAACCCTGGAAAGACAAACGGAACCCGAAGACTAAAGAGATCACTCAGGCGACATCAACGCAAGCTGCTGAGGGAGTTAAAGACGACGTACTCCGTATGAGTGCCTTCGTCAAGAAAGGATAAGATATGAAGTTACCTAAACCGAAGGCTCAGAACAGCTACGGAGAGAGCAAGACCAGTCGCGCCATCCGTACACAAAGCCAGCTGGATAAAGCTGGTATCCGTCAGGGTGCCGCTCTTAATGATAACCACTTCCCCCAAGGTACTCGATCAACGAGTGGTGGGGAGAACGTGATGAAGAACGTTTCCAAGAGCCAAGGACCAAAGGGTAAAGGAAAGGTCGTAAAGAAACCGAATCCACGTAAGTCGCCTAAGCGCCCATCGACTCCGACGAGATAACAACATAATAGGCAGACCATGACCTTAGATGAAATACGGGAAGCAGCAGAAGCGGACCTAGAATTCTTTATCCGTCTCGTTGCCCCCGGTGAAGTCATTGGTCACTGTCATCAGGAGGTGATCCACTGGTGGACTAGGCCTGACGCCCATGACCACCAAGTACTACTCTTCCCCCGCGACCACGGTAAGTCTCGCCATGTTGCTTACCGGGTTGCGTGGGCACTAGCCAAGGACCCTACCCTACGGGTTCTCTACATCTCTGCTACAGCTAACCTAGCTGAGAAGCAGCTTACATTTATAAAAGGACTCTTGACCTCACCGGTCTTTAGACGCTACTGGCCAGAGCATGTTAATAAGGAAAAAGGTAAACGAGCAAAGTGGTCGAACACTGAGGTCGAGCTTGATCACCCTCTTAGAACGAAAGAGAATGTTCGGGACCCATCCATCTTCAGTGCTGGACTCACTACAGCTATCACTGGTATGCACTTTGATATTGCTGTCCTTGACGATGTTGTAGTCCAAGAGAATGCTTACACGGAAGAAGGTCGCCGCAAGGTGCAGAGTCAGTACTCCCTTCTCTCGTCTATCGAAGCAGGCGATGCAAAGGAGTGGGTGGTAGGAACACGCTATCATCCTCGTGACCTCTACAACGACATGCTTAACATGGTGGAGCAGCAGTATGACGAAGAAGAAAACCTCATTGGAGAGTTCAATATCTACGAGGTCTTTGAACGACCGATTGAATCAATGGGAGATGGCTCAGGGGAATTCCTATGGCCTCGGCAACAAAGAAAAGACGGAAAGTGGTTTGGCTTCAACCGATCGATCTGGTCGCGTAAGAAAGGCAAGTACCTTGACCAAATGCAGTTCCGAGCGCAGTACTACAACGACCCGTCCGACCCTGACTCGCGTCCAGTAGACTACGAAGACTTCAACTACTTCGACAAGAAGTTCCTCACCCAGAGCGGTGGAAGGTGGCACTACAAGGGGCGTATGCTCAACGTGGTAGCTGCCATTGACTTCGCTTACTCCAAGAGGAAGAGAGCAGACTTCACCGCTATCGTGGTAGTAGGGATCGATGCAGAGAACAACTTCTACGTCCTCGACATCCACCGCTTCCAGACCGATAGCATCCAAGATTACTTCAATGAACTACTCGCGGCATCCAACCGATGGAGCTTCCGCAAACTCGTAGCTGAGACCACGGCTGCACAACAAGCAATCGTACGTTCCCTCAAGGAGGACTACTTCAAGCCGTATGGCCTGACTATCCAAGTGATCGAAGTGAAGCCCACTCGTCACCAAGGTACGAAGGAAGAACGGATGGAGGCAGTCCTCATTCCTCGTTATAAGAACCAGCAGATCTTCCACTACCATGGAGGGAACACGCAGATCTTAGAGGACGAGCTAACGACACGTAACCCAGCACACGACGATGTTAAGGATGCTCTGGCCAATGCCATAGAGCATTCCGTGAAACCCCAAGAGAGAATGCACAGAGGGGACCTTGGCGAGAACGTCAGGATGTTCCACCCTAGGTTCGGAGGAAGAGCACACTAATGGCTAAGCAAGCAGCACTGACAACCATTACGTCAGCTAACAACACCGTCAGTACACTGAACAGTAACTTCACTGCGCTTAACACGCAGCTGGATAACACTGTCTCTCGTGATGGTTCTACACCCAACACGATGGTTGCTGACCTTGATCTTAACAGTAACGACCTGTTGAATGCTGCAGCTGTACGAACAGCTATGCTGTATATCGCAGGAGAGATAGTAAACTCCATTGGCAACCTAGCCAACTGGGGTGGTGAGTGGATTACCGCTACCGTCTACGAACCGTATGACATTGTATACCACCGTGCGAACAACACGATCTACCGGTGCCTCCTAGACCACACCTCTAACGTCTTTGCCACAGACCTGACAGCAGTCTACTGGGAAGTCTACATCGGTGTAGACAGCGGCATCATCGACCAGACGGCTGTGACGATCACTGGTGGCACCATCACCGGTATCACTGACCTAGCCATAGCCGATGGGGGAACAGGTGCCAGTGACGCTGCCACAGCTCGTACGAACCTAGGCTTGGCTATCGGCACTGACGTACAGGCATTCGATGCGGAGCTACAGAACATTGCTGACCTAGCATTGGTAGCCGGCGACGTACTCTACGCAGACGCTACACCAGACATCGCACGTCTCGGTATAGCCGCGGATGGAGATGTCCTGGCACTCGCTTCTGGTCTTCCTGCTTGGAGAACCCTCGAGGAAGTAATCATCATTGCTGCTAGTGACGAGTCAACTGACCTAGAGGTCGGAGTAGCTACCACGTTTCGTATGCCTTTCGCTATGACCCTGACAGAGGTCAAAGCCTCCTTAACTACAGCTGCTACAGGTACAGCACTCCAATGTGACATCAATGAAGGAGGAGTGAGTGTCCTCAGTACTCCCATCACTATAGATGTCTCCGAACTGACCTCCACTACCGCAGCGACCCCAGCAGTTATCTCTGACTCTGCTCTAGCTGATGACGCCTCTATAACGATAGACATTGATGTGATTGGTTCCACTGTAGCAGGTTCAGGATTGAAGGTCACACTGATCGGCACACGTGCATGAGTGTAATCATTATCAACTCCTTCGCTCATGGGGGAATTGGTGGATCAGGTCCACAGCGGTATTGGCGGGTCACGTTTACTGCCACAACCTCTAGCAACCTAGACTTCCACATTGGGTTCATCCACGGATTTGAAGACTACTCTCGGGGTTTCAATAACTTCGCGGGGGCTTCAACCACTACGAACTTAACAGTTTCTACCAACGAACAGCAGCCAGAGGGTGCGAACTTCTGGCCCGGTCGTGACTACGGTGGGTTCTTCTCAACCTCGAATGATAGGCCAAACAATGTTCAGTTCGACTTTGATCTAGGTGTAGGTAACGAAGCAGAGATCAACTACATCGATTTGGGTGTCGGGATAAACGCCAGCACTACACCTACTGCTTTCACACTCAGCTACTCCCCGGACGACATCACTTACTTCAACTACTGGAGCAGTGGCGCGTTGGCGGCTTGGACAGGCTGGCCTAGTGTAGGTGACGAGCAGGCCATTGGTAGGATCGACCAAGTAGATCTCAGTGAAGGTGTCAAGGCCAACCATTCGAAGACCTATATCGTCTCGGGTGTAGCATCTACAGGACAGACAGTCCAACACAGCAAGACCTTCGTTGTCTCAGGTAAACGAGCTGACGGCTTAGCTGTAACTGAAGCAACAACATATGTGGTGGTAACTCCATGAGCATTCTATTCTGTGCCCTTACAGCAAATGATGGATACGGGGCTAGTGCAACAAACAATACCACTGCTGATCGGTATGACAGCACGTGGAATCCTAGCAACGTCAATATCCCGGATGACAGATACTGGGGCTTCACTGTCCCCACGACAAAAGACTTCTGGATGGGCTTCAACTATAGGTTCTACGACACCGCAGCTACCATCAACGCTGACGGCGAGTTCATGCAGATATTCACCGACACCGGTGGACGAGTCGTCCAGCTGAACTGTATTGATAGTGCTGCAGTGATAAATACCAGTACGAATGGAACTTCATGGGGAACCCCAAAGGACAACAGATTCTTCGATCACTTCGGCTTGATACGTGTAGACTTCCACATCCAGTATGACGTAGCGGTTTCTGGCCTTGTCGTTGTCCACATGTACATAGACGGCACCCGTAGGCACACCTCCTCCCAGACACTGAGTGTCACGGACAGTGGTATTGCTGGCATACGTTTCATGTGTTGGGATCTCGAGAACGGCGCTGCTGTCTCGAATATCATCGTTGCTGACGAGGACACCCGTGGTATGGTTGTGTCTCAGATGACACCTGATGGTGCCGGGAACTACACTGCTTGGACTGGGACATACACGGCTATGACTGGTGCCGGTGGTGGTGCAGGCATAGAGAGTAACGTCAACGGTGACCGAGAGTCTTGGACCCTATCCGCTTTCCCCGGAGCTTCCGGTGCTGCAGGCATGAGAGTCGTTCACCAAGTATGGGCCTACCCCGGCGCTACTGGTGTATCTCAAGTTGATGGGTTCCTACGTATCTCATCTGTTGACTACGACTCTGGAGCATTGGCCCCAACCCCCGGCCTTCCGCTCGTCTATCGGTGGGATACAAACCCAGCCACTTCAGCTCCATGGGACACGACTGCCCTTGGGCTACTAGAGGCAGGCGTGGAGGCTGTAACCTAATGCCATTCCTTTTCTGTGCCCACAAGGCCGAACAGTTTGATTCCGGCGGGGTCTGGACTAACTCTTCAACAGCAGGTACGTTCGATTCAAGCTACACCAACACGTCCATAGCGGTGCCTATCGGAACGAACGCATCTAAAGCGCATTCAATAGCCTTCGGGAGCGGGACTGAGACCAACATCTGGATACACATGTATCTGGTCAATGCGACCAACTCGAATAACGAGGATGGCCAGTGGGTCGAAGCAGTCGGTGATACCGGTGAGGTGATAGCAGGGATAACCAACGCTTTCTCCGCCAGCCAACAGCGCATGTTCTATAGCGCCAACGGGACCTCCCGTACTCAAAGCGGAGCAACCTACTCTTCGAGCAATACCGCTGTAACGTACGACATAAACATCAAGTTCAACGATGCTGCGTCAGGCAACATCACCATAGCGTTGTACATCAACGGCACGATCCACGACACGACTCAAACAGTGGCTATCGGATCGAACGGTTCTACAGGAATCGCAGCTGTGACGTGGGGTGGTTCCGACCACATGGGTTTCAACATGTCTGAGGTTATCATAGCCGATGAAGACACCAGAGGAATGCGGCTAGGCTACATGGTCCCTGACGGGGCAGGTAACCACACGGCATGGGACGGTGTACCAACAGATATTGGTTTCAACAAGGAGTTCCAAGGCATCACAGAGAGCACAGCTGCTGGACGTGAGTCTTGGTCCCTCAGTGCTTACTCAGGTCCAGCCTCACCTACAACCGTTCACGCAGTAGTCAATCAGGTCTACTGCACACCCGGTAACACAGGTCCGTCGCAGATTGATAGCTTCTTCCGTATCAGTGCTACTGATTACGACTCAGGCGCTGTCACACCGGAGCCTATGAAAGCCCTTGCATACAACTGGACAACCAACCCTAACACAGCAGTCGCTTGGGTGACCACAGACTTCGGTGCACTTGAAGCGGGCGTGGAGGCCGTAACATAATGGCTAAGCAACCTACAATCACTACGACTACTACAGGCTTCGCATCTGCGGATGCTATCAACCTCAACTTCACCAACATCCAGTCTCAATTCGATAACACCGTGTCTCGGGATGCTTCAGCTCCTAACGCTATGGCCGGCGACCTAGATATGAATGACAACGACATCATCAATGTCGGCACCATGGATGTAGCGAATCTTACAGTTAACCAGATCGATCTAACCGACATCTTTACTACTACTGGTCTACTCGGGGACATCGCTGCTCTGAGCCTAGTACAAGGGGACATCCTGTACTACGACGGGTTGAACATCGTTCGCCTGCCTATCGGCACTGCTGATCAAGCTCTTAAGGTAACAGGCGGTCTTCCTGTCTGGGCAGTGGACGTTGATACCGATACTGACACAGTGGGTATAACGGTTGAGGAGGATAATGTATCTGTTCAGACCAACGTCACTGTGATGAACTTCCTAACAGGTTTGCAGGCTACAACCCCTATCGTTACAGTTGACGGTAGCAACAACGTCACAGTGGACTTGGATACATTCGTTAATGGCTAAGCAACCTGACATAAAGACTATCGTCGATGTCTGGAAAGACAAGAGCGCGATGAACTACAACTGGGAGCAGATCTCTAGGTCATTCAAGAATACTCTATCCCTCGATGGGTCTACCCCGAATGCTATGGATGATGACTTCGATATAGCCGATTCGAACATCACGAACATAAATCAATGGACTGGTGAGCAGTTGCTCCTGAATGGGACATCCATTCTAAGCTACGAACAGCTCTTGCTACTGAAGCTGGCTAACATAGATTGGACTACTGCCGGTGAGATAGCCTACGCACCTGCTGATGATGCGATAGATAATCTAACTATCGGTACTGATGGCCAGATGTTGAAGTCCGATGGCTCCCTCCCTTACTGGGGTGAGGACATCGATACCGACGAAGATACGGTAGGTATCACTATCCAAGAGGATGGTGTAGAGGTAGCAACGAATGTAGTAAACCTCGACATCCTATACGCAGGTCAAACTATTGTCACTACCCCAGCCGCTGATCAAGTAGACATAGATCTTTCACTAGCTGTAAACCCTGTGCTACAGTCCGGGTTCAACGGTGGTACTACTACTACTGGCGGCCTACCGTTTGGCTACTCCGAGACTGTATGGACTAACAGCGCCAGCGTACGACGCATCGACCTAGGTGCAGATACTGTCACAGGCCTTGAGTACGCTATCATAATGGAGCAGCAGAACTACTTCTTAATTGGTGCTGCAGCTGCCCCCGGTGTATGGGCTTTCTCTACACGCTTCTATGCTTCTGATGGAACACCAGACCGGTCTACTATCGGTACACAGGTCGGCACTGAACTCGGAACAAGTGACTCCACAGCAGGTGGTGCTAAGTTCGGATTTCAGCGCCCTGTCAACCAAGCTGGTGTACGGTACGTTGACATCAACTGGGTACTGAACCCTGTATCACCGGGCTTCCTAACCACAGCAGACCTGTGTAACACAGCATGGTGGTTGTTGAGCAGAGACATAGCTACCACTGTAGGCTTTACAACAGACTTCGGTGCAGCTTATGTCGATGGAAGTTCTGGTAAGCACGACTTCGGCGGACCCACACCATGCTAATAAGGAACTAATATGGCTGGCACTACACTCGACCTTATGGCAGTTATTGAGCCAGAACTCATGGGCACCTCCATTGCTACTAAGTGGCAGGAGTGGCATAGCTATCGTCGTAAGTGGATCTCAGAGAAGAAGGAGTTGAGAAACTACGTCTTCGCTACAGATACCACGACTACAACGAACAACCAACTGGAGTGGTCGAACAGCACCACTACACCTAAGCTCACGCAGATCTACGACAACCTCAAGGCCAACTACACGGCAGCCCTGTTCCCTAATGCGGACTGGATGAAGTGGGAAGGTGGAGATGAGGAGGGTGACGCTCGTACGAAGGCTGAGACTATCCAGTCTTACATGATGACCAAGCTCAAGCAGTCTGAGTTCGCTGATGTAGCTGACTCCCTGATTGATGACTGGGTACTGTACGGTAACTGCTTCGCTACTGTTGAATGGGCTGAAGAGGTCCACACCTTGGACGAAGGGGATACACACCCCGTCTATATCGGTCCACGCCTTCGTCGTATCTCCCCTTACGACATCGTGATGAACCCTACCGCGTCGAGCTTTGAAAAGAGTCCGAAGATCATCCGCTCCCTCCTGTCTCTCGGTGAGGTACGTCGTATGGTAGAGGCCGGTGGCAATGACCACCTAGAACAGGTCTTCACTAAGATGCTCGCCAACCGTCGTGAGGCTGCTGGTGCTACGTCGATCGAGAAGTCTGACGCCTTTGTGGCTGACGGGTTCAACTCAATCGAACTTTACTACGCCTCCGACTACGTGGAACTGCTCACCTTCTACGGTGACATCTATGATACCAATGATGGTTCCCTGAAGGAGAGAATGAAGATCACTGTAGCCGACCGGGCGTACGTGATCAAAGAAGAGAAGATCGCCTCATGGCTGGGTACTGCCCCAGTCTTCCACTCAGGATGGAGGGGCCGACCAGATAACCTCTGGGCTATGGGTCCTCTCGATAACCTAGTGGGCATGCAGTATCGCATCGACCATCTGGAGAACTTGAAGGCTGATGTCTTCGACCAGATCGCTTATCCCATCCTTAAGATCCGTGGCGACGTAGAACACTTCACGTATGCCCCCGGTACGCAAATCCAGATGGGCGAAGAGGGCGACGTTGTTTCCCTAGTCCCAGACACCACAGCATTGAATGCCGACCTCCAGATTCAGCAACTCGAGCGGAAGATGGAAGAACTAGCAGGCGCACCTAGCGTAGCTATGGGCATTCGTACCCCCGGCGAGAAGACTGCCTTCGAGGTTAACTCTCTCCAGAATGCATCGGGCCGTATCTTCCAGCACAAGGCTGAAAAGATGGAACGACAGTTCTGGCAGAAGGTCTTGAACGGTATGCTCGCTGCAGCCCGTGAGAACATGGACGCATCCGATACTATCCGGGTGATGGACAATCAAATAGGCGTGGGTATTTTTGAGACGATCACACGAGCCGACATTAAAGGCAATGGTCTGATCACACCACTGGGTGCATCGCACTTTGCAGAGCGGGCGCTACGAGTACAGAATTTGCAGCAGTTGCAGGTTCTAAAGCAGGACCCAACGATCGGTGTCCACCTATCAGGTAAGAAGATCGCTTAAACTCTACATGGCTACACTTGCAGAATATACAAATCGTTATGGTAAAGTACATGG